AAATCGATCCGATCTTTATTGACTCGGCAGCAGCACAATTTGCAAGTGACTTGGCATACACCTACGATTTAGCAACTGTAAAAGCCAAAAAAGACGTCTTACCAGGAATTGCTCATGTGCAGACACTGGTAGAACAAAACCGAATAAAGGTTGCTCCACACTGTGTTCATACCTTGGAGATGTTTGACCAATACCAGTGGGATGCTGCCCAAACTTTAACCCGCGAACGCCCTGTGCACAGCAAAGTAAGTCACATTGCAGACGCACTGCGATATGCACTGTATACCTTTACAATTTAGGTCACCAAAAATTACCTTGACTTTCGTTGTCCTTGGTGCTATAATAGGGGAGTTTTAAAAATCAAACAATGGCAAAAAATACCAACAAAAGAATACCGGTAAAATGGATCCGTGACGGAGCCAAGAGCGCGTATGACAAGAAAGATAACTGTTATATTTGTGGTACCACCGCCGATTTAGAACTACACCACACCCATAGCATCACCTTGCTATTGGAACGTTGGGTTGAAAACACGGGACATGACGTCAGCACAGATGAAGCTGTACTGGCCATCCGTGAAGAGTTTATTGAAGATCACCGCAAAGAAATCTATGAGGATGTTTACACACTTTGTAATCAGCACCACGTAGGGCTTCATGGTGTTTACGGTAAAGCTCCTGCTTTGAACTCGGCCAAAAAGCAAGGTGAATGGATTGAAAAACAGCGTTTGAAGATACAAACTGGTGGGGGAGAAAAATCACCCACCAACTTCGGATACTTCAGCCAGTTTTATTAGGGGACAAATTATGGCTTGGTATGATCCAAGAACTTGGGTAGCAAAAGCAAACCCAGCCCAAAGCGTTATTTATCGTGAACAAGGTATTGCAATCAATACCGACAGCATGATGAGCTATTTAAACGCGTTTGACAAGTTGGAAACTGTCAACCGTGGCGTCAACATGATAGTGTCAGCTTGTACAAGCTTGGACTATGACGTTAAAGACAAGAAAATTGACGGTGCCACTCCTGGCATGCGTCAAAAAACCCTAAACAACTTATTGAATTTTGCTCCCAATCCCCACCAAAGCACACACGACTTTCGTACAAACATCTTTACAGACTTTGTGTTGGAGGGCAACGTGTTCATGTACTGGGACGGAGCTCATCTCTACCACTTACCCGCTAGCCGAGTAGTAATTGAAAGTGATCCAGTCACGTTTGTACGTGGTTACACCTACAACAACGAAGTGTTTTTTAAACCGTCCGAGGTAATACACTTCAAAGACCTGAGTTCAACTTCAATATATCGTGGTACTAGTCGGCTAAGTGCAGCAGACCGCAATATCAAAATCCTTTACAAAATGCAGAGTTTTCAGGAACAATTCTTTGAAAACGGTGCTGTAATGGGCTTGATTTTGACTTCGGAGAATACACTTAGCCAGGTAGCAAAAGATCGTACAATCCAAAACTGGCAAAGCAAGTATTCACCCAAAAACGGCGTACGCAAACCCATGATTTTAGACTCTGGGTTAAAGCCTGTAACTGGATTGAGTGAAACGTTCAAAGACATGGATTTTGATACTTCAATCAAAACCCATGACACAAAGATTTTAAAAGCACTGGGTGTTCCACCCCTGTTGCTAGACGGTGGCAACAACGCCAATATTTCTCCCAACCTGCGGTTATTCTACTTAGAAACAGTAATGCCGATTGTGTTGAAATATGTTAGTGCTGTCGAAAGATTTTTCGGATACGATGTACAAGCGGTAACAACCAACGTATCTGCCCTGCAGCCAGAATTAAAAGATGTGGCTGCTTACTATACAACTCTAGTTAATGGCGGAGTAATTGCTCCAAATGAAGCCAGAGTTGAACTGCGCTATGAAGCAAAAGCCGGTCATGACGACTTGCGAGTGCCAGCAAATATTGCTGGCAGTGCTGCGAACCCAAGCGTGGGTGGGGCTCCAAAAGAACCCACCAAAGAATAAGGTAAGGAGCCTATGAATAAGAGTAAAATTTTACACTTAAATAGTGCTTTTTCCATAAAAGAACTGCCTAAAACAACAGACACAATCGAGTCTATCTACATCGAAGGTTACGCAAGTACTGTAGAAGTAGATCGTCAAGGTGATGCTGTACCAAAGTCAGTATGGGAAAAAGGTATGGAAAATTACCTTAAAAACCCAGTAATACTTGCTTATCATGATCACGATGATCCAATCGGCCGCATGGTCGAACATCGGGTTGATAACAAAGGTTTATGGATTAAAGCAAGAATTTCAGCAGCAGCTGAGCAGTTTAATTTAATCAAAGACAAAGTACTAACAGCTTTTAGTATTGGCTTCCGCGTAATAGATGCCGAATACAATAGTGCTGCAGAAGTATTTGTAATTAAAGAACTAGAATTGGTAGAAATATCAGTTGTGAGTGTACCCGCGAATCAAAATACCCTTTTTGATTTAAGTAAGGCGTTTGATTCGCCTGCAGACTATGAGAAATTTAAAGAGCAATTTGCACCCAAAGCCGAATCAGCTAAAGGGCTAGAGTCCACCACGGAAGCAAAGAGCACAACACAGAAGGAATGGAACATGAATCCAGATGAAATCAAGCAAATGCTAGCCGACACCGCCAAAGCCGCTGCCGAGCAAGCCACAAAGTCCTTACTAGCCCAGCAAAAAGCTGACGCAGAAGCCCAACAAGCCCAGGCTCAAGCCCAGGCCGAACTTGAGTCCCGCATCAAGGCTCAAGTTGAAGCCCAAGTTAAAACAGTTGACACCGGTGCCGAGCGCCTGTTAGCTGAAGTTACCAAGCGCCTCGAAGACGAGCGCGCTGAAAACAAGTCTGCCCTAGCCGGTCTAGAAGCCGCAATGAAGGAAAAGGCTGCTGAACTAGCTGCTATACAAGCTTCAAAGATGAGCTTCTCTGACAAGAGCAAGGCCGAAGGCACTACATACGAAGAGCGTGCCAATGCTGTATTACTATCAAAAGTAACACAAAAGTCTATCGAAGCCACTCGCTTTGGTCGTCAGCTAATTGAAAAAGCTGGTGCTCACGTCGGTGCTGGTCTAGTAGCTTCACCCAACAGCATTTGGGAATTAGAAGTTTCCCTACGCATGGAAGAAGACATTCGTCGTCGTTTAGTAATGGCTCCTCTAATGCGCCAAGTTGCTATGCAGACCAACGTCATGAAGATGCCTCTAAACCCAGACGCTGGAAAAGCCACCTGGATTCAGAATACAGAATTTAAGCTTGCCGCTTCAGCCGGTGCACAGCAGACTCACGCACTAGGTGAAATCACACTGAGCGCCTACAAGGTTGCCACACGTGAATACCTAGGCTTCGAAGAAGAAGAAGACTCACTAATTGTTCTAATGCCAATCATTCGTGATGCCATGATTCGTCGTGTTGCTCGCGGTGTTGATTCTGCATTCATCAACGGACAAGGTACTGCTGCTGACCCAGTTAAGGGTATTGCCATGTTTGATGCAGCTTCTGCTGTTCAAATCGACAGTGCCAACGCTGTAACAGTCGCCAAGATGCTTGCCTTACGCAAGGACCTAGGTGTTTGGGGTCTAGATCCAAGCGAGATCGTTTATGTTGTCAATACTGAAACATACTACAATCTAATTGCTGATGCTTCATTCCAGACAATGGACAAGGTCGGTGCCAGTGCCACACTATTAACCGGTCAAATCGGTTCCATCGGTAACACACCAGTTGTTGTCAGTGGCGAAATGCCTGCTATTCTTGAAGGCGTCGACGGTCTTTCCACCAACGTTGCTGCCTTCTGCTTTGCTCCAGGCAACTTCGTAGTTGGTAATCAGCGCGGTCTACGTGTTGATACACAAGAACTAGTAGAAACACAGCAACGTGTTTTAGTAGCTTCACTACGTACTGGTCTAACACAGCTAACTACCAATAACGGTATGGGCGTCAGCACATTACGTTACGTTAACGGTGCCACCTAATATTAACTAATTAATATTGTTTAACCGGGGAAGGAACTCTTCCCCGGTTTTTCCAAAGTGTTGTGTCAGCACTTTGGAAAAACCAAGGAGAACTTATGGCAGCAAACTTAGTAACACTGGCGGAATACAAAACCTATCAAGGCCTTGTAAACCCCAACCAAGATGATGCCATCAACCTGATCATTACAAAAGTTTCACAACTTGTAAAGAGTGTTTGTCGCCGCACATTTTTAGATTGGGTAGATGAATCAAAGACTGAAGTTTTCAGTGGTGGTAACAGGCTAAACCTGGCTGAAGCCCCTGTAATACAAATTCAGAGCTTTGAGTACAGCACCGACTATGGTGCTACCTACACAGCACTCACAGAATACACAGACTGGGTATTGGATCGTGAAACTGAGCAATTAGTTCCCATCAACTCCCAAGGTCAGTTTACCTGGAGTGTCAACGGCTACAAAGTGGTTTACACCGCAGGGTATGAGGTTCTACCCGAAGACTTGAAACTGGCAGTTTTAGACTTGGTAACCTATTACCTCAAAAACGATGCTGCAATTCACAGCAACAAAGCGCCCGGAACAAACGCAGTACAAATTGAGTATATTTCAACTACAAGCCTACCCAGCCACATCAAGCGGGTACTGGACTTGTATACCATGAATTACAACTGACATGAGTGCAGATAAATTTAGTTCAGCTGTTACAAAAAATATTTTAGAACAACTGGGCAAAACTCTACAATCCAACATCCAAACGCTAGAAACAAAAACACAAGCACTAAATGCCGCAGCTCGTAGACGATTAGGCAGCGCTTCAGAACTAGCAAGAGCCACACCTGGTATTAGATTGTTAACAGACTCAAATCAAGAAGGCATAATCACGAAGAATGGATTTAAGGCCTTAGCTACTCGCTTTCAATCGGTAATAAATAATCCAAGTCTTTTGAAAACGATAGCCAAACCAGTTGAACCTACAAAAAATATTACTGTAGGGTATTTAATTGACAAGTATGTGTGGGTATCAGCGGAAAAAGCAGCTTTAGTAGAATATTTAAATAGAATATCTACACGGTTATTAGGAATGCCTCGCGGTAAAAAATTAACAGATCCCCTGCCTGCAACAGGAATGATGATAAAAACCAGCAGTGGTACTTATCTTGACAAGTTTAATGAAATATTTAATCAAATAATTGTAGCATTAAGTAATAAAACCAGCAATCTTTTCAACAATCCAGATACCTACGAAAATTTTATTACGTTTTTACAGTCAAGAAACTTGGAAAAATTTACAGTTGGAAATGATAGTGCGTCATTTGTAGGTGTACACAGAGACGTAAATAGATATTTTAAGGAATTTTTAATAACTTCA